ACCCCCGACCCCTCCCCGCAAGGGGGAGGGGAGGACAGCGGCGCAAGTGGCAACGGCCAGTCTGGCAATGGGCAGGCCGAGCAGGGCGATGCCGAGGATTCGGCGGACGACGGGAGCGCGGATCAATGAGCCTGCCACGCATCGCCTCGCGGGTATTCGACACGCCGCTGATGATTGCCGAGAGCAAGGCGATCGCGTTCCTGGCCGGCTTCGGCGGCCGGCTCGTCGATGGCGGCGTGGTGCTGCCATCCGGCATTGCGGCGACGGATCATGTGGCGTTTGCCAATGGCCGGCCATCCGCCGGCGTCGTCGGCGACAGCCTCGGCCGCTATTACCAGGCGCGCGGCCGCGGCGTGCTCGACATGGTCGGCAACGTCGCCGTGATCCCGATCGAAGGCACCCTGGTGCACAAGGGCGCCTATGTCGGCTCCTCTTCCGGCGAGACGTCCTATGAAGGCTTGCGCACGCAGGTCGCCGCAGCGAGATCCTCGCCGAACGTCGCCGGCGTCGTCTATGAGGTCGACTCCTTCGGCGGCGAGGTCGCGGGCGCCTTCGAGACCGCCGACATGATGGCGCAGCTGTCGAAGGAAAAGCCGACGCTCGCGATCCTGACGGATTTCGCGTTGTCGGCGGGCTACCTGATGGCGTCGACCGCGCGTCAGGTGATCATGCCGGAGCTCGGCCGCGCCGGCTCGATCGGCGTCATTCGCATGCATGTCGACATGAGCCGCAAGCTCGAGAACGACGGCATGCGGGTGACGCTCATCACTGCCGGCAAGCGCAAGGCGGATGGCAACCCGGTGCAGCCGCTGCCGGCCGACGTCGCCGACGCCTGGCGCGCCGAGGTCGAAGGCATGCGGCAGTTGTTTGCATCGCGGGTCGGCCAGCATCGCGGCCGCCGCTTCTCGGCCGAGGCGGCGCTCGCCACTGAAGCCGCCGATTTCGGCGCGGCGGATGCCGTCCGGCTCGGCCTCGTCGATGCGATCGGGCCGAGCCAGGCGGCCTTCGAGGCCTTCGTGACGGCCATCAACAAGAGGTAGTTACCCATGACCAGCACCAGCATGCTCGCGGCGATCCACGCCGCGGCGAATGGCCAGTTTCTGACCGACTCCCCGACGGCGCCCGCCGTCATCACCAGCCAGCAACAGGAGACTATGCAGATGGCTGATCCCGTGACCCCGGCGGCGCATGTTGCCGGTTCGACCTTCACGTCCGTCGCGGCGCTTGCCGCGGCCTATCCCGACCTCTGCGCGCAGTTGCGCACCGAGGGTGCGACCGCCGAACGCGATCGCATTGCCGGCATCGAGGCGCTGGCGCTGCCCGGCCACGAGGCTCTGATCAGCGCGCTCAAGGCCGATCCGAACGTCACGCCCGACATGGCGGCCTCGCGCATCCTCGGCGCCGAGCGGCAGCAGCGCGCCGGCCAGCTGCAGGCGATCCGCGACGTCGAAAGGGTCACCAGCATCGTCGGCGCCTCGCCGGCAGCGGCCTCCAACCCGGTGCAGTCCGCCGCGCCCGCGGCGACGACGCCGGACGGCTGGCGCGCCGAATACGAGGCGAGTGCGCAGTTGCAGGGCGAATTTGCGACCGCCGACCAATACGTCGCTTTCAAGAAAGCCGAGGCCGGCGGCCAGGTGAAGATCCTGAAGAAGTAACCGTGGTCCCGGCCTGCTGACGGCTGGCCGGGCTGTCTGCCTCGCCCCCGAAACCCGTTCACACGGAGACCATCCGATGACCACTTTGGCTGCTGCCAAACCGCGCGCTTACGAGCAGGGTGCGCTGAACAACTTCACGCTCGCCGCCAGCACGCGCATCTATGAGGGCGCCGCCGTCGGCGTCGTCAAGGCGTCCGGCCTTGCCCGGCCGCTGCAGGCCGGCGACCGCTTCGTCGGCTTTGCCACGCAGACCGTCGACTCCACGTCCGGCGTCGACTTCCGCTACTACAATACGACCGTCGAGGTGTGGCAGGAGGGATATGTCGAGCTGTCCGTCAGCGGTGCGGTCATCACCGACGCTGGACTTCCGGTCTATGCGACCGACGACGACACCTTCACCTTCTCGCCGGTGGCCTCGAGTTTCATCGGCTTCGTCAAGCGGTTCTCGTCTGCCGGCGTCGCCGTCGTCGAGTTCGACTCGGTCTCGTTCCAGGACCCCTATGCCGGCTGGACGCACTCGCTCAAGAGCGCGAACTACACGGTCGATGCGACCGATACCGGCAAGTTCATCTGGGTCGATACCGATGCTGTCGTGATCACGCTGCCGGCGGTCGAAGGCATCAACATGGTGCGGGTCGGCAATCTCGGCGCCTACGGAACGGTTGGCGTGTCGGTCTCGCCGAATGCCGCCGACATGATCGAGGGCCCGGGCATCACCGCCGCCGACGACAAGGACCTGATCAACACCAAGGCGACCGCGCAGCGGCATGACTGGATCGAGATCATGCAGGGCGACGCCAACGGCTGGTCTGCTCGCTTCAAGGGCACCTGGGCACGACAGGCGTAATCCGACGGATCGCAGCGCCGGCGCCATCCCGCGCCGGCTGGTCTCAAGCCACAACCTCTCAAGGATCAGCACATGTCCACTGAACTTCTCACGAGTCGCGCCGTCATCGGCATGTACTATGCGCGGCTCGAAGCCAATCCCGGCATGGCCTGGGTCGAAGGCATTTCCAACCAGTTCGGGTCCGATCAGGCATCCGAGCAATATACGTTCCTCGGTCAGTCGCCGGCCATGCGGGAATGGATCGGCGGCCGCCAGGCCAAGGGCTTCACCGGCAACGGCGTTACGATCCTCAACAAGCACTACGAGGCGACGCTGCAGCTTTCCAAGCGCGACCTGCGGCGCGACAAGACCGGCCAGATTCAGGCGCGCGTCGCGGAGTTCGCCGACCGCAGCATGACGCACTGGGCTTCGCTGGTGTCGACGCTTCTGCTCAATGCAGCGACGACCATCTGCTATGATGGCCAGTATTTCTTCGACACCGATCACCAGGAAGGCAAGTCCGGCGTCCAGTCGAATTCGATCACCGTGGACATCTCGGCCCTTCCGGCTCAAGTGCACGGCTCGACCGTCGCGCCGAGCGTCGAGGAGTTCCAGCAGGCCATGCTCGCCGGCATTGCGCAGATGCTGGCGCTGAAGGATGATCAGGGCGAGCCGATGAACGAGACTGCCAGTCGCTTCGTGGTCAAGGTGCCGCCGTCCTTGTATCTGACAGCGGTTGCGGCGGTCTCGACTCTCACCACCGCCAATCTGCAGAACAACCTCAATCCGAACATCGTTGCTGGATTGACGGTGGATGTGCAGATGAATGCGCGGCTCACGACCTGGACCGACAAGTTCGCGATCTTCCGCACCGACAGCCCGATCAAGGCATTCATTCGGCAGACCGAGCAGGAAACCGAGCTGAAGGTCAAGGCCGAGGGCTCGGAGTTCGAGTTCGATAACGACGCCTGGCAGTTCGGCATCGATAACTGGCGCGGCGTCGGCTATGGCTACTGGCAGCGTGCCTGCCTGGTGACGTTGGTCTGATGACCGCGGCGTCCCGATCTTTCGGGGTCGGGGCGCCTCTCAAACACATCGCATGAGGACCAGACCATGCAGGCTTTCGAGGTGAGCGCGCCGGCGCTCGATATCATCCCCGGCCAGGATCAGCGCGTGCTGCTGTCCGCCGACCAGTTCGATCTGCGCGCGCACAATGTCACCGAGCTCGAGCGGATCGGCAAGGACATCGTGCTGGTGCGCCCCGAGCGGCCGCTGCAGTTCAAGCGCGGCGAGCAGCTCGGCGCCGTCGTCGACAAGGCGCGTGCTGCCACGACCGTGGAGCTGACCAAGGGCCCGCTGGCCAAGGCTGCCGCCGCGATCCGCGCCCGTGACGTCGAGGACAAGCTCGCGGCCGCGCTGGCTCAAGAGCAGGCGGCCAAGGCGGAAGCTGAAGCCAAGGCCAGGGCGGAAGCTGAAGCCAAGGCCAGGGCGGAAGCTGAAGCCAAGGCCAGGGCGGAAGCTGAAGCTAAGGCCAAGGCGGAAGCTGAAGCCAAGGCCAGGGCCGAAGCTGAAGCCAAGGCCAGGGCCGAAGCTGAAGCCAAGGCGGAGGCCGCCAAGCGCCAGGCCGATCTGCTGGCGTCGCAGCTCGGCGGCGACAAGAAGTAACCCCCCATGCCGATCGAGACCGAGGCCGATCGCGCCGTGTTCGTCAATCCTGACGAGTTCGGCGCGATCGCGATCTATACGCCGGCGGGCGGGGTGGCGAGCGCGCCATTTCATGGCCAGTTCGACGATCCCATGATGTCGGCAGGGCTCAACGATGTCATGACGCTCGACACGCGGCCGACGTTCTTCTGCCGTTCGGCGGACCTGCCGGCGGGGGCCGAGAGCGGCGCCGGCGACGGCTTGCAGGTCGCGGGCGAGGGGACATTCAGCGTGGTCACGGTGGAGCCTGACGGGCAGGGTATGACCCTGCTGCGGCTCGGTGCCTGACGAGCCGGAGCCTGATCGATGCCAGCTGTGCACTACCGCGTCGAGGCGGCCGATCTGATGCGCAAGATCCGCGCGCTTGCCGCCGAGGATGCGCCGATGGTGACGGCGTATGCGCTGACCAAGACGGGCCAGGACATCAAGGCAGCCGAGATCGAGACGATGAAGGCGGTGTTCGACCGGCCGACGCGGTTCACGCTCAATTCGCTGTATCTGAAGCCGGCGACCAAGCGCGACCCGGTCGCCGAGGTCTACTTCAAGGAAGGCTTCGGTTCGGTGCCGGCCTGGCGCTATCTCGGTCCGCAGGTCGAGGGCGGCGCCCGCATGCACAAGAGCTTCGAGAAGCGGCTGATCGCTGCCGGCCACATGAAGGCCGAGGAGTTCGCGGTGCCGGGCCAGGGCGTCAAGCTCGATGCCTTCGGCAACATCGCGGGCTCGCTGATCATGCGCATCCTGTCGCAGGTGCAGGCGGCCGAGACCTATTCCGGCGTCAAGGCCAACGCCACCAAGGCCTCGCTGAAGCGCAAGAAGAAGGATGTCGGCCGCTACTTCGTGCTGCGTCCCGACGGCTCCGGCCGCGCCGCGCGCAAGGTCGCGGCGGGCATCTATTGGCGGCAGGGCCTGCGCGACATGGTGCCGGTGATCCTGTTCGTGAAGGCGCCGCGCTATCAGAAGCGGTTTCCTTTCTTCGAGCGCGCCCGCGAGGTGTTCGACGCGCGGCTGCTCATCAACGCGCAGGCAGGCTTCGAGCGCTTCGTCACGTCGAAGCTGCCGAAGGCGGCTTGAAACTATCAACCCCGCCGATGACGACATGGGGTGAGGCAACATGGCCGACCACATCCGCAAGCAGATCCGGGACATCGTCGCGGCGCAGCTCGCCGGGCTGACGACGACGGGCGATCGCGTGTTCGTCGGGCGCAGCCGGCCGCTTGGCGCCGAGCATGCGCCGTCGCTGCTGGTCTACATGCGGACCGAGACGGGCAGGCGCGCGACCATGGATCGGCCGCCGAAATCCGAGCGCAGCTGCACGCTGTTCGTCGAGGGCCGCGTGGTGACGGCCGACGCCCCGGACGATCTGCTCGACCAGATCGCCGCGGAGGTCGAGGCCCGCATGGGCGACCAGATCGAGGACGGACCGCCGCGGCGGATCCTCGGCGGGCTGGCGCAGAACCTCGTCTATGTCGGCACGGAGATCATCGCCGAGGCCGACAACAAGAACCACACCGGCGGCATCCGGCTCGAATACGCCGTGACCTATCGCGTAACCGAGGGCGCGCCGACGGCGACCGCGTAACACCAACGTCCAACCCAACAGGAGAGAGCCGAGATGGCCGATCTGACGATTACTGCTGCGAACGTGGTGCAGGGCGCCGAAGCCGTGACCGAGGACGGCCTCGCTGGCGAGACGATCACGCAGGGACAGCAGGTCTATTGGGTTGCGACCGAGGGCAAGTACTACAAGGCCGACTGCGACTCGGCGACCGCTGCCGTCCGCAGCCCGCGCGGCGTCGCGCTGAATGCGGCCTCGGCCAACCAGCCGCTGCGGATTCAGAAGTCCGGCGACATCACCATCGGCGCCACGCTCACGGCAGGCACTGCTTACTACCTGTCGAAAACGGCCGGCGGCATCTGTCCGCTCGCCGACGTGGCTGGCGGTTATCCGGTTATCGTCGGCATCGCCAAGTCGGCGACGGTGCTCAAGATCGGTTATCTGGAAGCCGGCGTCGCGATCTAATCGCTGATCGCTCAACCCCCTCTCATCGACAGGAGCCATCATGGCGACCAATGCAACGATCGGCTTCGGCACGCTGTTCAAGACCGGCAACGGCGCCGTGCCGGAGATCTTCACCACGCTGGCCGAGGTCACCAACATCACGCCGCCGGCGATGGCGCGCGACACGGTCGACGTCACCCACGAGCTGTCGCCGGAGGCCTGGCGCGAGTTCATCGCCGGCCTGAAGGACGGCGGCGAGGTCTCGGTCGAGATGAACTTCGTGCCCGGCCAGTCCGACGCCGCCGCGCTGATGGCCGAGCTCGCCTTGAGCGGCAGCGCGGCGCTCAAGAACCGCCAGATCGTGTTTCCAGACGGCTCGGTGTTCGCCTTCGCCGCGATCCTCACCGCCTATGAGCCCGACGCGCCGATCGACGACAAGATGTCGGCCTCGGTGACGTTCAAGGTGTCGGGCAAGCCGACCTTGAACGGTCTGTGAGGCCGCCATGGCAAACCCGCTGAAGGGCGCCGTCAGCTTCAAGATCGACGGCGCGCCGTACTCGCTCTCGTTTTCCGCCGAGGCGCTCTATCGCCTGGAAGAGGCGCTCGGCATGTCGACGAGGGCGATCGCCGCCGTCCTGCAGGATCCCGAGCAGCACAGCGCGAAGCTCACGCGCACGCTGTTCTGGGCGGGCATGCTCGACGACATGCCGGATCTCATGCTCGACGACATCGGCCCGTATTATCGCCGTATCAATCCGATCGAGGCGACGATGCTGGTCTCCCGCGCGTTCATGGGGGCGTTCATCGATCCCAAGGCGGTTGATCCCAAGGCGGTCGAGCCTGCGGCCGGAGACAAGCCCGCGGACCCTCCGTAGCCGGGCCAGAATGGGACTGGCTCGGCCTGCTGCACACCTGGCTCTCGTTCGGCCTCGACGATGATGCATTCTGGCGCAAATCCCCGCGCCAGATCGTCGCGATCCTGAGGGGGCAGGAAGCCGCTCTCGTGCGCGAGCACAATGACCGCGCCTGGGCGGCCTACCAGACGGCGTATCTGCCGCGCATCAAGCGCCCGCCGCCGCTGCGCCGACTGCAGATCCAGCCGCGGGGCGCGCGCAAGAGCCCGCAGAGCTGGCAGCACATGAAGTCCATCGCCCACATGATGACGTTGGCGCTGGGCGGCGAAGTGACGGCCCGGAGCGCATCCGGGCCTGACGGGCAGTAGGATCGAGCATGGCCGTTCTCGGCAATCTCAAGGTCATCATCGGCGGCGACGCTTCGGACCTCGACAGGAGTCTGAAGGGCGCGGAGTCGTCGCTGGCCTCGCTCGGCAACACGGCCAAGGTTGGCCTGGCCGCGCTGGCAACGGCGGCCGTGGCGGCTGGTACGGCGCTCGCCGTGTCGATGAAGCACGCCATCGACGGCGCCGACCAGCTCGGCAAGATGTCGCAGAGCACCGGTGTCGCCGTCGAGGAGCTCGCCAAGCTGAAATATGCCGGCGACCTCTCCGACGTCTCGATGGAGGCGCTCGGCAAGAGCATGGGCAAGCTGTCCAAGGCGATGGCCGAGGCGGCGAGCGATGGCGCATCGACGGCGGGGCAGGCCTTCGCCGCGATGGGCGTCAGCGTCAAGAACAATGACGGCACCCTGCGCGAGTCCGCGGAGGTGCTGAAGGACGTCGCCGACAAGTTCGCGGGCTACAAGGACGGTGCGTCGAAGACTGCGCTGGCGATCCAGATCTTCGGCAAGGCCGGCGCCGAGATGATCCCGCTGCTTAACCAGGGGCGCGACGGACTCCAGGAGGCCGGCGACGAGGCGAAGAAGTTCGGACTGGTGCTGTCGAAGGAGACGACCAGCGCGGCGGAGAACTTCAACGACAACCTCACCCGGATGAACAAGATCAAGGAAGGTCTTGTCATCACCATCACGGCGAAGATGCTGCCCGTGCTCGAGCAGCTGTCGCAGGTGATGCTCGACAGCCGCAAGAACACCGAGCTTGCCAACACCGTGGCCGATGCGCTGGCGACCACGATGAAGGGCCTGGTCACGGTCGGCATCTCGCTGATCACCACCTGGCAGCAGATCTTCGCCACGGCCGGCAACCTCCGCGAGGCGCTGGGACAGCTCGCCTCCGGCGAGGTGTCGAAGGCGTTCGACACCATGAAGGCCTCGGGCGCGCAGACGGCTGCGGCGTTCGACGGCGTCAGGTCGAGCATCAAGGGCCTGTGGTCGGATGCCGCGCCTGAGGAGTTCGCGGCGCGTTTCGACCAGATGAGCGCGGCGACCGAGAAGGCGGGCGCGGCGATGAAGCGGGTGCAGGAGGAGGCGACCAAGACCGCGGCGCCCGTCATCGCCAGCGCCGCGGCGCAGTCCGACGCGCTGAACAAGTTCCTGGTGTCGCAGGCCAAGGCCACGGCCGGCCGGCAGGCCGAGGCGGATTCGATCGGCAAGACCATCGGCGAGCAGGAGCGGCTGAAGATCGCCTACCAGGCCGAGGCGATCGCGCTGGCGGCCAACATTCCGCTGACCGACCAGCGCCGCGCCGCGATCGCGGCTGCCGGCGACGCCGCCGCGCTCGCCGCGATGAAGGTTGCCGGCGCGCAGGCGGCGGTGCAGGCGATGAACCCGACGCAGCAGTTCGAAGCGCAGATGACGCAGCTGCAGCAGCTCTACGACGCCGGCGTGATCACGCTGGAGACGTATAACGAGCGGCAGAAGCAGATCGCCGAGAGCGTCGGCGCCACATGGGGGCAGGCGGGCGCCTCGATGGCCGGCAGCTTCGCCCAGATCGCGGGCGCCTTCGGCAAGGAGTCGTCGGCCATGGCGACGGCCGCAAAGGTGTTCGGTGTCATTCAGGGCACGATCTCGATGTACACGGGCGCGGCCAAGGCGCTCGAGCTGCCGTTCCCCGCCAACATCGCGGCGATGGCCGCCGTGCTCGCGCAGGGCGCGCGCCTGGTCGCCAGCATCAAGAGCCAGCAGGTGCCGACCGGCTTCATGACCGGCGGCTCGATGATGGTCACGGGCAGCGGCGGCGCCGATTCCGTGCCGGTGCAGTTCATGGCCTCGCCCGGCGAGCAGATCGATATCTGGCGTCCGGAGCAGGGCGGCGGCAGCGATCCGCGCCGCGGGGGCGGCAGTGGCAGTGTATTCAACATTTCCATGCCGGCCGTCGCGACGCGCGATGCGATCCGCGTGATCATCGAAGAGATCAACGCGGCGATCGGCGACGGCCACCGGTTGAACGTCGTGCCGGCATAAGAGGCGATATGCTCGTCATTTCCACATCCGCTGTCCTCGCGCTCGCTGCGACAGAAACGCCCGACCTGCCGCTGGTCGGGTGGCGCAATGTCGTGACGGCGTCGACGATCGTGGCGACGAGCCAGGATCCGCTGTATCCGGCAAGCAACCTTGCCAACCCGGCCAGTCATCTAGACTGGCGCTCGCTGGTGATGACCGAGCAGTATCTCACCGTCACCACCAACGAGGTCGACCCGATCGATTATGTGGCGATCGCCGGCCACAACTTCGCGTCGGCCGAGGTCCCCGTGTCGATCGAGGGCTATATCGACGGCATCTGGACCGAGATCGTGGAAGAGGTCATGCTTCCCGACGACGGTCCGGCGCTGTTCCGTTTCGACCTGCAATCGCTGTCGCAGGTGCGGATCCGGATGCAGGCCGGTTCGGACGAGCCGCGGGCGGCCGTGGTCTATGTCGGGCGGTTGCTCGTGATGGAGCGGCGCATCTATGCCGGGCACACGCCGCTGCCGCACGCGCGCAAGACGTCTGTCGTCAACGGTCGCAGCGAGAGCGGCAAGTTTCTCGGCCGCATCGTGCTCGGCGAGTCCCGCGAGTCGACGATTCCGCTGTCGCTGATCTCGCCGGCATGGTTTCGCGCCAACATGGTCGACTTTCTCGCGGCCGCCAAGGAAGCGCCGTTCTTCTTCGCCTGGCGCTCGGAAAGCTATCCGCGGGAAATCGGCTATTGCTGGCTGATGGATGATCCGATGCCGACGCCGGTGGGGCCGCACAACCTGATCGCGTTCGACCTGAAGGTCTCGGGAATCGCCTGATGCTGTCGCTGACCTATATCGAAATCGATCTGCCGGTGTGCAGCCTCACCTATGGTGTGGCGCCGTGCACGGCGTCGATTCCGGCGACCGGCAGCGCGAAGTGCTTCAACAGCAAGGCCACCTGTCAGGATCGCGCGAACTACACGCCATCGCTGGTGACGCTGCGCTTCGCCAAGCCGGCCGCCTTCCTGCCGGCGACGATCGATGCGTATCCGATGATTTCCGATGTGGCCTATTCGCCCTCGATCATGGCGCTGGGTCAGTCGCTCGGCACCCGCGCGACCCTGACGGTCACGTTCAAGGATGCGCCGCATTCCGACACCGGGCCGGGGGGCGACAAGTACCTGTCGACCCGGAGCTACGACCCGTTCTCGCAGGGGTCCTTCTTCGGCAAGTTCCGGGCGCGGCATCCGTTCCTGCGCGGGGTGGCGCTGCGCTGGCGCACCTTCCTGCGCCAGGGCAACGGCTATCTCGACCTCGACACCCGCCACTTCATCATCGACAGCTTTGACGGGCCCGACGCCAGCGGAAAGTACACTCTCGTCGCCAAGGACGTGCTGAAGCTCGCCGACGGCGACCGCGCCCAGGCGCCGAGGCTCTCGACCGGCTTCCTGTCGGCCGACATCACCGCGGGCCAGACCACGGCGACGCTGCTGCCGTCGGGCATCGGCAATGCCGAATATCCGGGTGCCGGCTACATGGTGATCGGCGGCAACGAGGTGGTCGCCTTCACGCGAAGCGGTGACAATCTCACCATCACCCGCGCGGTGCTCGGCACCACGGCAGCCGCCCACAAGGCGCAGGACCGCTGCCAGCTCGTGCTGTACTACCTGTCACAGTCGCCGTCCGCGATCATCCGCGACCTCCTGGTGACCTATGCCGGCATCGACGGCGCCTACATCAACCTGAGCGAATGGACGGCGGAGGATTCGGCGTTTCTCGGCAACGTCTACACCGCGGTGCTGTGCGAGCCGACCTCGGTCTCGACGCTGGTCTCGGAGCTGATCGAGCAGGCCGCACTGGCGATCTGGCCGGACGAGGTGGCGCAGAAGATCCGCTACCAGGTGCTGCGCGCGATCAACGTCAACGCCGCGACCTTCACGCCCGACAACACGCTGGAAGGCTCGCTCACGATCAAGGACCAGCCGGACAAGCGGGTATCGCGGGTGCAGACCTATTTCGGCCGCAAGGACCCGACCAAGCCGCTCAACAATCTCGACAACTACGTCTCGACCTCGCTGGTGATCGACGAGGATGCCGAGGACGATTACGGCTCTGCCGCGATCAAGACGATCTATTCGCGCTGGATCCCGCAGGCCGGCCGCTCGGTGGCCGACCGCCTCGGAGCCGTGCTGCTCGGCCGCTTCCGCGACCCGCCGCGCAAGGTCAATCTGGCGACGGCGCGCTATGCGGGCACCGACATCGCGCTCGGCGGCGGCTATCGCGTCGAGTCCTGGTGCGTGCAGGACGAGACCGGCGCGCAGGCCAACATCCCGATCCAGGTCACGAGGCTCGATCCGCGGCCGGACCGCTTCGCGGCCGAGGCCGAGGAGATGCTGTGGACGGCGCCGGCGACCGACGCCAATACGCGCTACGTCATCTTCGACGCCTCGCGGCTGTCGGTGAACCTGCGGACCGAACACGATTCGATCTATCCGGCACCGGTGGCGGGCAACGTGATCAACGCCATCGTCAACGCCGGCGTGGTGATCGGCTCGTCGGGCACGGCGGCGCCCGGCTTCGACGTCGGGACCTGGCCGGGGGGCGTGACCGTCAACCTGATCGTCTCCGGCACCATTCAGGGCAAGGGCGGCGCCGGCGGCGCGGCGGGCGGCTGGCTCAACTCCGGCGGCGCTGTGCCCTATGCGGCCTCGCCGGGCCTCGCGGGCGGCGTGGCGCTGTATACGCGCCAGGCCATCAACCTCACCACCAATGCCAGCGCGCGGCTGTGGGGCGGCGGCGGTGGCGGCGGCGGCGGAGCGACGGGTGCCGCGGCCTGCGGCGGCGGTGGCGGTGGCGGCGCCGGCACGCAGCCCGGCGGCGGCGGCCAGCTCGGCGGCGGCTCCGGCATCTTCCCGGACGGCTACAACGGCTTCACCGGCGACGACGGCGGCGGCGGCGGCGGCGGCTCGGCCTCCGGCATCGGCTTCGGCCGCGGAGGCGACGGCGGCGCCGGCGGCGGGCCGGGCCTGTCCGGCGCGGCCGGCGGCAACTCGTCGAGCTATTCCGGCGCGGCCGGCGGCGCGCCTGGCGCCGCGGTCGACGGCAACGCCTACATCACGATCGTGTCCGGTCTCGGCGACTGGCGCGGGCCGGTGATCTGACCTCGAGGACAGCATGGCCACGCTCGCACGTCATCAGTTCACGGTGCTCGATGCCGCCGGCAACATCGTCCCCTCGGCGCATGTCGAGGTGCGCAAGGAGGTGCCGGGCCAGCCGCTGGCGGCGCTCTACGCCGACCGGCTCGGCGCCACGCCGCTCGGCAACCCGTTCGATGCCGATGCCGAGGGATTCGCCTTCTTCCACGTCGAGGGTGGCGCCTTTCAGATCCGCGTCTACACCGGCCCTTCGGGCGCGCCGACCTTCGAGGCGCCGCTGTTTCGCTGGGTGGCGATCGGGCTCAACGCCGAGGCCGATACCATCGCCTCGCGCACGCAGCGCGTGGTGACCGCCGCGGGCGCCGTGACGGTGACCGCCGACGATGCCGATGACGTCATCATCAGGAAGACGGTCGGCGCGGCGACGGCCGTGACCATGCCCGACGCGGCCGCCGCGCCGAAGCGGCCGAAGAAGATCGTCGACGGCAAGGGCGATGCCAACACCAACAACATCACGATCGCGGTGCAGATCGGCCAGACGATGATGGGCATCATCAACGGCACGTACACCATCGACGGCAACGGCGGCATGGTCGAGCTCACGCCCTTGCCTGACGGCACCGGCTGGTACTAACTTTCCTTCACGACTTGGGGTTGACGGATGTTTCGCGGGCTGATGACGCGCGCTGCAGCGCTCGTGCTTTCGATCGGATTGACGGTGACGGGTGTGCAGGCGCAATCGAGCCAGGGCACCTCGCCGCTGACGGGCGCCAAGGGTGGTACCAACAACGGCTTCATGCAGTTCGCAGGTCCTGCGACCACGATGAAGACGTTCACGCTGCCGAACGCATCCGGCACGATCGCGGTGCTCGACCAGATCCAGACCTGGACCGGCGCGCAGTCCTTCGCCGACGGCAAGCTGATCCTGCTCGGCGCGAGCTCCGGCTCGACGACGCTGAAGGCCTCGGCCGCGGCGTCGGGGACGCTGACCCTGCCGGCGGCGACGGATACGCTGGTCGGCAGGGCGACCACGGACACGCTGACCAACAAGACCTTCGACACCGCAGGCACCGGCAACAGCTTTCTGATCGCCGGCGTCGCCGCGACGGCCAATACCGGCACCGGCGCCGTCGTGCGGGCCAGTTCGCCGACGCTGGTCACCCCGGCGCTGGGCACGCCCTCGGCGCTGGTGCTGACCAATGCCAACGGCCTGCCGATCAGTGGCCTGAGCGGGCTTGCCTCCGGCATCGCGTCATGGCTGGCAACGCCGTCAAGCGCCAATCTCGCCGCGGCGCTGACGGACGAGACCGGCACCGGCGCAGCCGTGTTCGCGAACTCGCCGACCCTGGTCACGCCGAACCTCGGCACGCCCTCAGCGGCCGTGCTGACGAACGCCACGGCGCTACCGGTCGGCGGCATGGCCGCGATCGGCGCCAATACGATGGTCGCCAACGCCACGGGCGGCTCGGCGTCGCCGACGGCGGTCTCGGTGCCCTCGTGCTCCGGCGCCAACCAGGCGATCAACTGGACCGCCGGCACCGGCCCTGGCTGTGTCACCATTTCCGGCGGCGGAGGCGGCGGCGTCTGGTCGAATACGCGCCTTGCGAAGACGGCCGCCTATACCACCGTCACCGGTGATTGCAGCGACACCCTTGCACTCGGCGGTACCGCCTTCTTCGCGGTCACGTTCAACGCGCCGAGCGGCTACGCATCGACCTGCGCGTTCCTGGTGCTCAACGAGGACAGCACTCGCGGCAAGATGATTTTGCCGCAATTCGCGACCAGCTCGACCAGCATCGCGATCGGGACCGGATCGAAGGCCTTCACCACATCTGCAGGCCTCAGTATCTCGATCACACAGCGGTACCGTGTCTATTCGCTGGCCAACACCGCGAATTGGATGGCCGGGCTCGCGACGTATTCCGGCACGACCTTTACGCTCACGGTCGACACCGTCGGAGGCTCGGGGACCTTCACGGACTGGCAGATTGCACCTGAGGTGCAGATGCCGCCGAGCACGTCGCGGTGGATCTATGCCCAGAACAACGTTTGGAAGCTGAGTGATCAGCAGCGTTGGCTGACTCCGGGACGCGGCAACATTTATGAGCTTTGCGTCGTCGGCGGGGGCTCCAATAGCAATGACGGCTTCGGCTCTGGCAGCACGTCGGATTGTCTCGCCAGCATCCAGGAGGCGGTGCATAGGATCGGCATGAGCTGGGACGGCGGCGGATACAACGCCTGCTCCGTCGGCATCTATGCTGGCGCCTATGGCACGGTCTCTCAAACCGGATCTGCCGTCGGTTGCTATCTGACGTTCAATGTCCGCGGCACCATGTCGATGACCGGGACCGGGGCATGCTTCGCTAACGGCGACGGATCGATCAGCGTCTGGAACTGGAATCTCGGGTTTGTTCCGACCTTCAAGTGCAACACCGCCAACAGCGCCGGCACCGGCGCATTTTACTGCCATCAGACCTGCATTTATGACTTTAACGGCGGCACGGCCATCTGGATTCCCGGCGGCGTCGAAGGCCTCGGCACGGGTGGGACGAAGGGCACTAACGACGTATTCTTCTACGTCGATCTGCAGGGAAGCGCGAGCTACAACGCGCAGGTGAACGTCGGTAACGGCACCGACACTTTCAATCCGCTGGCCTTTGTGTTCGCGGAGGGCCATGCGTCTCAGATCACACTCAGCGGCACGATCGCGTTCAATCCTTTCGTGACGATGAACAAGGCGCTCGTGCTGCAGGTAGGATCGCTGATTACCCATACGGCCTCCTGGCCAGGCGCCTCAGTGACGAACGCAACCACTGTCAAGGGCGGCGCCATCCTGGTGCAGAGTTCGACAGTTCCGGGCCCGGCCGCTACCGCGACCAGCCCCGGCGTCATCTGCACGTCGAAGGCATGCTGAAGAGGCGCTCATGATCTTTGTTCTCATCTTCACGTCGCTCGTCCAGGATATCGGCCCCGTTACGACAAGGACCGAGTTTCCAACCATGGTCGATTGCGAAGCCGCGAAGAGGACCAGAACGATGGCCGCGAAGGATCGTATGATCCACGCGCATTGCGAGCCTCGCGCGGCTAATTAGCGTCGTGCTGATTAGTAAGGAGGCTTCGGCGGCATCAGTCCGCCGGGCTGGCAGGGAATGCCGTCCATTCCTTCCGGATGCATCTCGCAAGGCATGCGCATCATCCGCTCGGCTTGCGACTGCTGGAAGTTGATCCCTGCGCTATGGCGCTCGGACGAGAAGAACCAGACATGGGCGCCGGCGATGATGCCGAGCCCGATGACGGCGCAAACGACGTCCACCCACGATCGCATGACTGAAAAATCCTGATCAATAAGGCGTCAGGATACCATCCACGGCATCTTCGATGCAACCCCGCCTTGTGGGCGGTTCCACGATACATGGAGAAAGCGAATGACCTGGCGTCTCGCACGCGGGCTGGAGAAGCTGCGCGACCAAGTGAACGAGCAGTGGCCCGACCGCTCCAAGGCCAGCGACGGTTCGGTCGGCGACACCAGCCATTCGGCGCGGAAGTCGGATCACAATCCGGACGCCGCCGGCGTGGTGCACGCGATCGATATCACCCATGATCCGCGCGGCGGCCTGGACAGCTACGCCTTCGCCGATGCGCTGCTGCGCCGGCAGGATCACCGGCTGCTCTACGTCATCTCCAACCGCCGGATCGGCTCGGGTCCGTCAGGGCCGCAGCCGGGCGTCTGGCGGCCGTATCACGGTGCGAATGCGCACGATCATCACGTGCACGTCTCGATCGTCTCCGGGCAGCTCGCCGACGATGTCAGCGAGTGGGCGATTCCGTCGCCGGAGGATCTCGGCAGCCACGCCGCCGCGGCGGCCGCGAGCTATGTGGCGCCGCCCGCGACCGTGCGGCTGGGCGACGACGGCCCGGCGGTGCAATGGCTGCAGCAGCGCCTGGTCGCGCATGGCTTCACGCTGACGGTCGACGGCGATTTCGGGCCGGCGACGCGGGCGGCGGTGCGCACCTTCCAGGGCCGCCAGGGCCTTGCGGCCGACGGCATCGCCGGGCCGCTGACCTGGAAGGCGCTGGCATGAGCAAGCTGCTGGTCATCGCCGGCGTTCTGATGATCGCCGGCGGCTTCGTCTGGCTCGGAGGATATCCCGTGCTGGTGCTCTACGCCGGCATTGCCACCGTCATCGTGGGCGCCAACCTCGACGACCATCTGCCGCGCTCACCGGCGCCGCCTTGGCGACCGACGACGCCGCCACCCCGGTCGCGCAAATAGCGGGCCGACCGACGTTTCCGCCGCGCGACGGTCTCGCGCATCATCATCATGAGGTTGTCCCGTGAAAGCTCCGCTCACGTTCCTGCTGCCCGCGCCGGTGTGGCGCTCCACCGCCTTCATCTTCGGCGGCGTCTTCGTGCTCTCGCTTGCCGTGCTCGGCTCCGGCGCCTTCGCCGGCGACGGCGCGGTGACGATTCCCTACGGCCAGTGGATCTCCGACTCGATGCCGTTGATCCTGGCCGGGCTCGCCTCTCTCGTGACCTGGGGCCTGCGCCAGCTGCCGGCGAACGTCGTGGCGCTGTTCGGCAATGCGCGCGTCGAGCTCCTGATCAACAACGGGATCGGCTACGGCCTCAACGCGGTGAAGGACGCCGCCAAGGGCAAGACGCTGTCGGTCGATGTCGGCAACAAGGTTCTCGCCGAGGCCATGCAATATGCGATCGAGAATGCGCCCGGCTGGTTGCTGTCCTGGGCCGGCGGACCCGAGGGCCTTGCCAAGAAGATCTTCGGCCGGCTCGACCTGGCGCCCGATGCCGACGCCACGATGATCAATCTTGCGACGCAGCTGGTGAAACCTTCCGGCAAGGCCGGCGAGTAGCGCCATGTTCACCGGCGTCGCGGGGGCGGCATGGCTGACGGTGCTGACCCCCATCCTCAAGGCCCTGTTCCAGGCGGGCTTCAGCTCGCTCGGCACCTGGCTCGACAAGCAGCGTGCCGAGCAGACCAGTCGCGAGCTCGGCGCGGCCAGGACCACCGCCACCATCAACCGGGAGAGCGCCGATGCGGAGCGTCGTGCAGATCAGCTGGCCGTCGATCGGCCTGACATTGGCAGCGTCGTTGCTGGCCTCGAGCGCGGCGACGCGTTCTGAGGCGATGGGCTCGTTTCCGCATGACGCGCCCGACGTCGTGGTGCAGACGCGCTGCCCGCCGCTGCGCAGCTACGACGCCGCGGCGCTGAAGCGGGCCGGCGCCGAGCTGCGCGGGCTGCTGGCGGCAAACCCGGCGGCGGTGACTCCCGGCATGGTCGCCGACTACAAGCTGCTGCGCGACCAGTGTCGCGCCTATGCGAAGTGAGCGGCCGATGTCGGCACGACAGCGGCAGGCGCCGGCGCCGGTGATCGACGAGAGCGATGCCCATTGGCATCTCGATCGCAAGGTGCCGCTCGCCGTGATCCTGACGATCGTCATCCAGACCGGCGGCGTGGTGTGGTGGGGATCGTCGATCAACGCCCGCGTCGAGGCGCTCGAGCACAAGATGGACCGGGCGGCGCCGCAGGGCGATCGCCTGACCCGCCTCGAGGAGCGCGTCGACACCATCAAGGACGGGGTGGCCGAGATCAAGGCCATCCTGCGGCCGTCGGCCGTGCCGAAGCGGTAGCAACCGTCTCAACTCTCATTCACGGGGGCAGTCATGCTGCTCGTCCTTTCGGTCGCGCTCGCGGCCGTGTCGCTCTGCGTCGTCGCCGCCGGCACGCTCGGCTGGCGGCGGCGTGCCGGCCACAGCGCGGCGGGGCAGGCGATCATCCGGCTGCTGATGGTCGTGCTCGGGCTGCTCGCGCTGGTCATCGCGGCGCTGCTGGGCGCCATCAGCCGGCCGCTGCACGCCCGCGACCTCGGCCAGTGGGAGAGCGCCGATCCGGCGCTGCGCGCCTGGTATGAGAGCCTGATGCAGCCGGATGTGCCGACGGCGAGCTGCTGCGGCGTGGCGGATGCGTATTTCTGCGATGACTACGGGCTGCGCGACGGCAAGCCGAGCTGCGTCATATCAGACGACCGCGACGACGCCTCGCGCGGCCGCCCCCATGTCGAGATCGGCACCGTGATCGAGATCCCGCCCAACAAGCTCAAATGGGACAAGGGCAATCCGACCGGCCGCGGCGTCGTGTTCATGAGCCGCAATCGCTACGTGTTCTGCTACGTGCAGCCGGGCGGGGCGTGAGACCTATTCGGCGGCGGTCGCAGCCGGCGCGATCGCGGCGAGCTCGGCCTTGATCGCCTCGCGGGCCTCCCACAGGTCGTATTCGGCCTGCAGGTTCATCCAGATCTCCGGGCCGTTGCTGAGCCATTTGCCCAGCCGCAGCGCCATCCTGGCGGAGATGCCGGTCTTGCCGCCGATGATGTTGTGCAGCGCCATCTGCGTCACGCCGAGCGCCTTGGCGGCGGCATAGACGGTGAGGCCGAGCGCGGCGATGTTGCTTTCGAGGATCGCGCCGGGATGGCTCGGCTTGCGCCGGCGCGGGCCGGCCTTGAGTTCGGTCATGACAACCCCGGAGGGGAGGGGCCGAGGCCCCTCAGTGATACTGTTCAAAGTCGACACGGTAGGCGTCTCCTCTATCCCATTCGAAGGTGATGCGCCAAGCGCCGGTAATCGTGATCGAGTAGCGCACCGGCTTGAACTGCTTCAGCTGGTGCAGGCGGAAGCCGGGCTGGTTGATCTGGCGGAGGTCGGCGGCGGTGTTGATCACGTCCAGGGCCTGGATGCACCGGGCGTGGAATTTGGCGTCGATGCGGGCCGTGGTGCCCGTCTCGAAAAGGTCCTTGAGACCGTTATGTCGATATGTCCTGATCATGAGCAGGACAATAGTATAGTAATTATATAGTAGTCAAGTACTAGTATAGTACGGGCGTGATTTTTTTGATCAAAGGGCAGGGGTCCCCAGGCCTCTCACCAACCAAGTTGCTCAACCTCGGAACGAGTAGTATGAGATGAATGTGGTGCAGACCCCGGTTAGCTCAGCCCGGTAGAGCTAACGATGTAACCGGTGTTCCGATGGTCGTGGGTTCGAATCCTGCACCAGGTTCTGCCGCAAGCCGCAGCACAGTGGGCCACATACGAATTGGTATGCGTGCGAGTTTTCTTGAGGTCCCCAGGCCTCTCACCAACCAAGTTGCTCACGACCTAGCCCGGCCGCGATGACCCCGCGCGCCGGGCTTTTGTTGCCGCTGAAACTGGAAAGCCCCACCGGTGAGGGTGGGGCTTTGCTCTGGCGCCGGGAGGCGATTGCACAGGGATCTCTTTGACGCCCCGGAGGGCTGACCTCGACCGCTAGTCCGTGACCCGTCTCATGAGAGAGATGCTATAGCATCACTATAGTATGGTCAACGGGCTTTTTCACGGTGCGAGGCGTTTTAGTTCCGACCGCGCCAGCTGCTGGGCGGCGCTCCTGGCCTCCTCCTCCGACGTGACGCCGCTCATCGAGATCGCCCGCCGGCCCGGATTGTTGTCCCAATAGAAATACACCGAGGGCCGGCCGTCGGCGAACCGCACCTCGAAGCTGCCGGTGTCGGGAATGCCGGGCGGGCTGTGCGGGATGATGCGGATGGAATCGTCTTTCAT